AAAGTTTGTCATAATATTTATCTCTCCCTTGATTTTGTCGGTTTAGTTTAGTTCATGTCATGATCGAGACAGCTAATTTCGTATTCTCGATCCTCGCCCTCACTGCCATATGTTCGGCCTGCAGGCTTTTTGACAAATGCTTCGCTGACTGTGATCGTTTCCTTCGGTGTTCCGTTGTAGATGATCGATACCGGCACTAACTGCCCCGTCTTCGCCAACTTGTCCAAATATGCGACTTGTGGACTTGTCGGAAGCAACGTAACGGTCAGCGTAGCAAGAGGGTTGTTCACTCTTGAGCGCATTACATCCCCTGTTGCGCCGACCTTCACCTCGTAGTTGTCTTCGTCTTTCTCAAACTCGCACATATCTTCACTAAATCCAGTGAGATACACGCCGCCTATCGTGACGGTTAGCTCTCTTGCATCATATGTTCCTGTCTTCATGCCCTAACCTCCCTTATAGCTTGATAATGCCCTTGATTTTGGTCTGGTGGATTGCACCTGCTAGTTCGAATTCGAACGTGCCGCCATTGTAAACGCGCTTTTCGCGATCCGCAGGATCAACCTGCGCCCGCGTGGTGAACGATGTGGAATAGATCGGCAATCCGTCATCATCGTGCGCAATCATGCCGTTCATATCGGCGCGTTTTAGGACGGTTCTAACTTCGCCCTCGATCATGGAAATGCCCACATTGTCATAACGCACTTTGTCGCTTCTGTTAAATAGCTTTTGCACGGCGTAAGAGATGCTGGAAACTAAGTAATCCCGCGAATGGATAATGTCGATATATTCACCACTTACCGTTTTACCTTCGCTCGTTTGGGCATCTCCCGCCTTCGTTACATAGGTAATGGCTCCGAGATCGTGGATCTCGTTCATTTCCGTTGTGTCGATATCAAGCGGTACGATTCCTTTCAAATTTTTGAACTTCCACGTTACCGAACCAACATCTAACGATCCCACAGCGCCAACCAATGCGGCATCTGGATAACTTGTTGGATCTGCGTGATAGAAGATTGTCGTTCGTTTGTATCCCTTTTTCTTGATCGTTGAAAGATCCGTTTTTTTACTTGTACATGCGACAAACTGCCGGGTTCCGTCCTGCTCCACTGCATCGGCAATTGCTGTAATATCGGCTACAAGCTCGCTAGTAGGAACAACAAAGTACCAGTCGCGTTTGAGTGCTTCGGCCATTACTTCCGATAAAGGTTGTGGTGTCGCGTCCGTCTTACGGCACATAATCGCTATCTCTGCCGGGGCGTTATCCTGTGCAAAAATAGCTTGCGCCGCCTTATATTCTTCTGTTTTGATGTCAAAATCGGCCTTTACTGCTTCAAGATCGGCATAATTTTTATACGCCTGACCCGCTGTGCTCGATCCGATGATAAGCGGTTTCCCGAACCCAAGCTTTGGTGTTGGCCGCTGCATCTCAATGATTACATCAACATCGCCTTTAACTGCCAAATGCTTCATCCCCTTATATTTGTTGTGTTGATCGTGACGAGTTCCGTTTCAACCACATCCAATGTCCGGAACTCAACCTCAAAGCCGCATCTGCGTTCCCATACCTCTGCTATAACGATGTCGCGGTTTTCAATCGCACCAACCTGTACAACCACGACATTCACGGCATCTTTCAATGCTTCGTGTCCCGCTCCCTTAAACCAATCACATGCCTTCATTGCATTTTCGATTGAGATTGCGGAATCATCGGCATAAGACAAAAAAGAGACGGTGAAGTTGACCGTCTCAATCTGTCGTAGTATGTTCCCTTCCTGTTCAATAATCGGTTGGCTTGAAGGCTCACCGAATCCATCAGGAAAGTGATATGTCATGAATGCGCCTTCCGGTACATCGCCGCCCCCGTTCATCTCAATAACAGGTAGATTTACTTGAGCCTTTAAGCCTCGAACTATGGCCGAACGGATCTTTTTAAATGGAACCATGGGCGACCACCTTCTTGATAACGTATTGGTTAATGTCGCTATAATTGCGTTCATCAGGTGCGGACACTGTGAATTGCACCCCTTTCCATTCCACGACTTCGCCGGCAGAATGCTTATATGTAGTAAATAGCATTCTATCTTCCGTCGTGTATCTCCCTGGTTCGTCCTGTTTGAGTTCCGAACTGATAGGTTGGATATGTCCCATGAGCTGCACGCGTTGCGGCTTCTCCGGAATCCAAATACCGTCATCATCGCGATGTCCGTCAACAGTTCGAACCAATATATATGGCACATTGTACTTCTGCAGCAATGAAGCAAACCGAAATTTCATAGCCCCTCCTACTTCCGCACAATCACATATTTAATTGAGTCCCTCAAATCCTGCTCCTGCACCAACAGTTTACGCCCGGACTTCCGACGCGCATAGATTGCCGATAGCGGTGGCGTGCGTATCCGGTCGAAGTTCTTTATAACTTTCTCCTTGCCAGTTTCCCCTACCTCAGACAGCAAAGAAGAAACGGACTTCCTACCATGTGCGACATCGGTAATCGCACCACGGACAACCTTCCCGATTGGCGTCGCTGATTTTTTCTTTCCCGTCCCGATAAATGACCGTGCAGGTATGTTCATCTTACGTGATCCGTATTCATGAACACCTGCTATCATTGCTAGCTCTGCATTTCCTTGCATCCCGATATGCACCTCATGTTGAGCAAGATCCTGAAGGTTTGCCAGCAGCTCGGACAAGAATGAATCCTCTGTGGTTTCAACGTTAGCGCGACGAGTTCTTGTTCTTCTTCTAGCCACCCTATCACCTCACAGACGAATGAGGGATTTTACTGCTGCTGGCAGTTCTCCATCCTCATAAGTAACCGATATATCCCCGACGCGTTCCGATTTCACACCAGGATTGCGCAATAATATTTGTGCAAATAGAGCACAAGCAAGTTCGATATTTTTCGGCAATGTTGACGGCTCTGCTCCTTGCTCGTCGCTCGGCAATACATATCCGGCTAAATACTCAACTTCGATTAGGCGAGCGCCGCACGGCCACCCTGAGCGCTTGAAGAGCATTCCGTATTCTGATTCGATGGTATAGCTATTTGAATCAATCGACTTGTCACATACCAGGAGCTTAGTAACTTCATGAATCGGATAATTTCGAAGTTGTATATGCTGTGTTCCTGATCCGTCGATCACTTGCCTGTACACTTTCTTTTCAAAGCTCCGTTTTGTTTCGCGCTCTATAACAGCCGTCGCTGCCTGCAACGCACCAACGATATCTAAATCCATTGAATGGTTGTCTTCTGCAATGCCCATGTACCTCTTTGCTGCATTAAGCGTCGCCAGCATCAGGATCACCACTTGTTTCCTTAGCTGCTTTTTTGTCCTTCTTATCGACTTTATTGTCTTTGGCTGCTTGTTCGCCCTTACCGTCATCCTTAGCCGTTTCCGGTTCTGCTGACACTTCTTTCCCGATCACTTGAGCATCACGAAATGCTTGCACTCTTTCGTCGTGGATCTCGAATGTACTGCCTGCTAACACAAGTTCCTCTGTTTGTGAATCGACGAAGTCAGATATGACATGGTAGAGTTTTGTGTCTTTTGCTTCCATGGCTTTATCTCCTTTCTAATAGGCTCGACGGTTACGCCGAGCCTTGGATTTTTAAATTTATGGCTTTGGTACACCCAATTTAATGAATGGCGATACTTCATATCCATTTTTCAATTTAAACGGTGCGCTTACCCATGGCTTACCATCGACATTCCAAAATGCCTTGATGATGGTTTTGTTTTGTCTGAATAACGGATGTTCTGAAGCGTGAATGAAGATTCCTGAACCATCTTTAATCACGTAATACCCAAAGTCAGATAGAACCAGATCACCTTCACTCCCGAGTGTCGGAGAATTTTCAGTGAACTTGATTGGGTATCCAAGCAAGAAACCAGACATAGCATTCGCGATGTTTGGTTGATAGATTAGATTTCCCGCTTCGTCTCGCATTGTTAACAATTGCGGTAAGATAGATTGAGAGGCTGACCATACAAGGCTTCCGCCGAGTTTCGCCTTTGCCAACATGTTCACGATATCTTGATAAGTGATAAGGTTCGCCGTTTTACGCGGAACCGTAATGGATGCAGCCGAGTTCACAGCTCCGGACGGCTTCCCAACCCCTGTGCCATAAAGGAATGCATCATCTTCCGCCGCAGCAATCGCACCACGGAATAACCGTGTCACAATTGCATTCACAGCCGGGGCGTTACGAAGCAGTTTGTCCGTCACAATGATATGACCTGCAACTTCTTTAGGACTCAAGTTCAGATCCTTAAAGTTTGCGTTTGTTTCCGGCTTCTCATCACCCTCGCCGATCCAGTTTACTTCTACCCCGCCATACATATTGGAGCCAGCCCCTTGATCGAGAGCAGGGAAAGTAAGATCTGCGTCTGGAGCGTCTTCATCTGCTGGAATAACCAATGCTCTTGGACGGACAATAGCCTGTTCCGGCTCGACTTCAAATAACTGCGCCGAAAATTTAGGAGGAACAAAGATACCACCCGACGCCTTTGTTTTCATCGCCAGTTCGCGGTATTCACTTAATCGTGGGTCATACGGGTCTTTTCGATAAGTGGAGATCATCTCCCCTAGATTGCGGAATTCAGGTTCATGTTGCGGATCATCGGCTGTACGCGTTGTTCCAGTCCCACCCATGGCAAGTTGCTGCGCTCTTTCTTCGAGCTTGATCTCTGCCTCCAACGCTTCTGCCTCTGATTCTAGCGTTGTATATTTCCTTTCCTCTTCGTCGCTAAAGCCTCGTTTTTCTCCTTGGGCTGCTGCAACAAGCGAGCGCATCTCATCTTTTTTAGCTGCAAGTTTCTTTCTAAGTTCGATCAAATTTTTCAATTGATTCATCCCCTTTTAAAGTGTTTTGATCTTATTCATGCGCATTTCATGCTGCAGCATGATAAGATCGATTTCTTCCTCCGTAAAATCGGAATCGTCGTCTTTACTATTGCGAGATTGAAATACTTCTTCCGCTGATCTGATTCCGACACTTGATTGCGGATATGCCGGTGTTGTGACTGGACTTACTTCGTACAACTCTGCTTCGATAACGGAACGGATCGGCATATCTGAGTTTGTCTCGTCCCATTCCTCGACAAGCGAGCGAAAAATAAAAGACGATCCCCGCACGTCCCCGCGCTCGATCGTCTCAATGTGTTTTTCCGCCCAATTCGGCGGTGTTATTTCATACCGCAATCCAATATCGTCCTCGAACAATTGCAATGTGTTTGGGGTACGGCCGAGGATTTCTCTGGAATCGTGTTGCCAAGAAGCATAAACATCTGGATTCACAAGACTTTTAGTAAAAGCCCCCCGTTTGAACTGTTCCTGGAACATTCCGAATATCGGATGTGATAATTGATCCCATCGAACAGCATAACCGACAATTTTGGCCGGTTCGCCGTCCGCTCTTCTGATTTCAGGCTTATTACTCGGAACCAGTAGTTCCCTTTGCTCCTTTTCCTTGTCCATTTTCGTTATCACCTCCTTTGTCTGGTGTGAGCTTCCCTTTGTAATACTCGTCCAAGATATCCAATGGAATCATGTTTAGCGGTACGAAATATCGATCCCCGCCCGGAATTGGGTTTTCGTTCTCTCTTTCTCGAATGTCATTCTGAGAAAATGCCCCAAGATTAAACATTTCTTTATAGAAAGCAGCCCGCGCCGAAGAATCTCCCCGAAGGTATCCCTCGATTAGAAACTCAGCATATAAACGCTTTTGTTCTGCCGCGCTGAACAGCTTCCAGCTAATCGCTTGCTCCCAGCGTATTAACCAAGGACGAACCGAATGAATGATAAAATCTGTGCTTTGTTGTTCAATGTTTGAGAATGTAGCCCGTTCCAAATCGGCCATCAAATGCGGCGGCACACGGAAGAGGCGAGCAATTTCAAGAATTTGAAATTTCCGTGTTTCCAAAAACTGTGCATCATTCGGTGGAATGCTGTTCTTTGCGAATGTCATTCCCTCTTCAAGCAACATGAGACGATGTGATTTCCCCAAACCCTCATATTTTTCTTTCAACGATTTTTTCAATCGTTCAAAAGCTGAATCTGATAATGACCCGGGGTGCGTGACAACGGCGCCTACGTTTGTTCCATTCTCGAAGAACTCCGCCCCGAATTGTTCCGTAGCTAGTGAAAGTTCAATTGCTTTTTTAGCCCATTGGATAACGGAAATTCCCTTTTTTCCGTCAAATCCAAGACCAGGAATATGGAACATCGCGTAAAAAGGAACATTGTGCTGTTTTCCGTCCGGCGTTGTCACCCTAAAGAACGGGTCGCCGCTCTCTGTTTCCATATGCTCTACGCGATGGGGTGGGATCGGCCACAATGCCTTGATTTCCCCGCGGTCGTCGTACTCAATTTCAGCGTAACAGTTTCCCCAAAGTAGGATGTGGGTCATCATCGTTTCTCGAAAAGTGAATGCTGTCATCCTCGGGTTCGGGGAACGCTGCAGCAGATCTCCGATCCGGTGGCTTACCCGCTCCCGCCCCCTCGGAGTTAAACGCTTATAGACCGGCAAGGGGAGGGATGCCACCGTTTCAGCGAGGATTCGAACACATGTCAGAACCGCCGTAGACCGCATGGCCGTACTTTCTGTAACAATTATTTTGTTTCCGTAAGGAATCCCGAGCGCATTATATAACCAGCGCTTCGGGTTACTAAGGTTGCTGGTTTCGCCGCTGCGTCTCTCAAACAGTCGTGAAATAAAAGGAATCCTCAGTGTTTTCACCTCCATTCCAGAGTCAAATTGTCCGCACGCCTCTCTCCTCGTACACGGAACGCTTCGTTTTGTTTGCCATGCATAGCTTGTGTGCATTGATCACTGCATCCACAGGGTCGATCCGTCTTGTCTTGGCTTTCGGATCTTTGTCGATCTTGATTTCTCCGAAACTATTGCTAACTGTTTTGGCGTTGACCATTGACCACGTCAGCAGCTTATTGGTTCGGTCGTAACTCACGTTACCCGCTTCAACTTCCAGCCGAAAATCTTCGGTAGCATCGTTAAGACTTCGCGCACTTTGGATGATTTCTACACAATCCACGCCAAATTCTTCAAGGTCAGATAAAAAGGCATCCGCATTATGAGGGTCATATGCGATGCCTTTGAGCTTCAGATCGTATTTTTTGATCAAATCTTTATAGTACCGGATGATATATTTATAATCCGTCTTCACGCCGCCGAGTGTCTCGGTGATAGTAATCAAGTCTTCCATGATCCACATATCATAAGGTGCGCCATCAGACTGTACATGATCGTCAACCCTTGCTGCTGGTATGAAGCTGTGCGAGTGAACATAATATTTCCGGTGCGGTTCGTCGTCTAACGGAAACTCCAAGCAACCAGATGTTAAGTCGCCACCAGATGACAGGTCGAGTCCGAGATAACATTCTCGTCCGCGCATTGCTTCCAACGTGGTGTCAGATTCGCATTTTTTCCAATGTTCCATGTTCATGTACTGGTTATCTGCGAATTGTACCCATATATTAAGAGCCTTTGTCATGAAATCGCGAAGATCCGCGCCGCGTTTCTTCTTCGCCTTTATGGCGTCGGTTCGTAAGCTAGTGAGCGTTTCCTCAGTCCAAAGTGGATTAGCTTTCGGCCAGTTTGCTTCGTCCCAAATGTCATCCCCTTTATCCAGTTCGCAGATAAAGACGAAATGGGTTTCGTCCGCATGAAGTCCGGCCAAGATCATTTTTCCGTACTCATATTCTTCATAGCACGGTAAATTCAAGTCGAATCCAGCTGTTGTGATGATCGAAGTCAGGCATTGTTTCAGCTTGCGTTGTCCGCCCGTAAGCAACTTGTACATTTGGTTGGTCTTATGCTTGTGATATTCATCGACGGACGCAAAATAAGGCCGGAAACCGTCTATCGTCTCGGTATCTCGACCTATCGCTTTTATTTCCCCACGTGTGATGTTACAAAGAATCGTACTCTTATATTCCTTGGAAGTGAAAAGCCCTTCTTCGTACTTAGTTCCACCAAGCTCAGGATCGGCATTTATGAATTTCAGGCATTCCTTGAGCACAATTCGCGCCTGATCCTCTTTTGTCGCAGCGCAATATATTTGAGGGTAGTTGTATCCATCAAAGTTTCCATAAAACAGCGATGGAACAGCATTCCCCAAGGATTTACCGTTTTGACGAGCCACTTGAACGTATGAAGTTCGGAATCTTCGGTACCCATCTTCCTTCAACCAACCATTCCAACTACCAAAAATGAAGTCTTGGAAGCCCCATAATTTGAGTGGCTCCGGTTCTTCACCTTCTGCAAGCGTCAAGGACTCGGCAAATTCTATGATTTCATGGGCTTTGTCTGGATCGAAATAGTACGGAAAATCTTCTGTTCCTTGCCGCTCTAAGTCTCTTAAATGCCGTTCACACGCCTGTCGCTGCGTTTGCCCAGCGATGATCCTGCCCGAAACCACCTCATGAGCGTAAGCAGTGACCCGATCTAGCTCTTGAACCGTGTTGTATGGGTAAATCTGCGAGCTAGACACCTCGCCCGCCCCCGAACTTATTAAATTTGCTTGGTGGCTTATCATCTTTCTTTGGCTTAGGAACGTTTTTAACTTTTGACAGTGGGTTCAAGAATAATCTATCTTGCATTTTGAGCAGCATGTCCATTTTCTTGTTGACGGCTGTCTCGATTTTCAGAACACCTTCCATCGACGCGAGCTGAGATAGATATTTCTGAGCACGGAGTCCGTATTCATTTATATCAACTTCATTCGCATCAGCCTTCGCTATCAATGCCTCGAAATATTCTTCAAAAACGTAATCATCTATTGCAATTTTTTCGAGTTTTTGATATTTGTTTAGCAGCTTTTCATACTCCGAAAAAGTTCTACAATACATTGCCAGCAATCCGACGTCCGAACTTGTTAAAAGGTCAATCCCTTGCTTTGCAGCCTCTTTATATTCCTTCATACAGTTCTTCCAACAGGAGTATGCATTCACGTCAGACTTCACAAACGGCGGGGGTTTCAGCTTGTCGAGATCACTTTTTCCGAGTTTGATTTCTGCTTCCTGACGGTGCTTAATTTGTTCTTTCGTAAGTCGGTTCGGATTCCCCTCAGCGAGGTGCAAACCAATCGGTTTGTTATTCCGTCCCATCGGGTTCACCTCCTAAAACCCCGAAAATTTCATAAAACGAATTTTTACGCGAATAAAGGGGCACGCGGTCTATCGCCCAAAGGCTCCCAAGAATTTGACCCCCCTCCCCCTTTTCAGGGCTTGGATATGTCTTTGGAAGGTAGAGAACCAAAATCCCTCTATGACCCCTTAGAATTTGTTTTCAGACGTGTCTTAATCTCGCCTTTCTCTTACTTTGATAGCTATTGGCAAAGCTGTACCCAATGCTTCCTTGTAAACCTGCTCAGCCAATGAACATGGCATGCCTGCAATCGCTGCCTTTTGCATGGCTTCGGACATCTCATGCGATAGAACATGGAACCACTTCCCTACTCCTATGCTCGCTTGAATGTCCTTAATATTGTATTGCTTAGGCGGCGTTAAAAGCGTTGTGGGTTTATTTATTACCAAATCCTCCATCCTCCTTGGCCGTTTTCACACCATGACATGTTTCGCAAAGCCCTTGCCAATTCTTTCGGTTCCAGAACAGTTCCTTATTTCCTTTGTGCGGTATGATATGGTCAACCACCGTTGCCCCTGTGAGCTTGCCAGCATCAAAGCAATACTTACATATTGGATTCTTCTCTAAGAACTTCAATCGCTCCTTACGCCATCTATGGTCATATCCACGCTTAGCCGCTGATTCACGGTGCTGGTCATAGCTGTACCTACTGACCTTGTGATCTTCGCAATATGCATCTGTCGTCAGTTTCTTACAACCTGTCCTGCGGCAAAACTTTTTTAGTGCCATGCTTCTTATCTCCCTTTGAACGCCAGCAAACCTTTAAAGGCAACATACAGTACTGGCTTACACCATCCCATCTCCCCCAACCACAACCTTTACATTGCTCCGGCTGCTTCCATTCCTTTTGGGGCAGCTGCGCCTTATGTCTTCCTGCCATGTCTCCGTTCCTCCCTGTTGCGCGGTGCTGCCCCGCCTCTATGCGTGAGCCGAACCAACCATTCTAGTAGTTTCATTCCATCACCATCCTTTAAGGCAAAATTAAAAGCCGCTCTATATGAGCGACTTGTTTCAAACCTCGCGACGAATCTCCATCACCGGAAGTCCTGCATCTTTGAGACATTCCCAAATACTAAGGAAGAAGCGATTAAACCATCTATGGTATTGGGTTCCGTATTCTCCATCATGAAGTCTATCAATATCCTTGATTCTTATTGGCCCACCTTGATAAGTAAGCGCAAGCTTGATGCAGTAAGCAGTTGTTCTGCCGCTCACTCTTCCGAACTTGTTATATGCCCCCGTTATCAAATACTCTCGTTGCCACTGGTGAAGTTCAAAACCTAGCGCCCTTTCGATTATTGGAATTGTCGCCCCCCAATCTACTTCCTTATCTTTCATCAATTCATGACGTCTTCCATACTGGTGGTTTGGACTGCAGCAATACTCTCTGCCGTTAATCCTCTCAATACCTCCGTAATTATGACCGCATACTGGACAATGTTTCACGTTCCCACCCCTCATTGATAAGCCATTAGTTTTCTATTAGTAATAAAAATCCGCCCCGTAAAGGAGCGGCAAAATAGGAGGATAAAAAAGGTGTGTAGTGATTCCGTAATGGTATCACTGTGATAGTCCGTTCTCCTTGCCTCGAACGACACCATCACACTAAAACCATTGATCATTGATTCCCCCGTATCACACAATCGCAATACAGCTAAGGGTGCATCGGCTGCAACCATTCAGCGTGACCGAGTGCCTACCCGTGATAAGGGTACAGTAGGCATGACCCGAGCGAAGCTTTCTCGCTCTATGTGCCTACTGTAGCCCGATACCACCGACACTGTGCCGACGCATAACAGACATGATACAGACATTATTTTTATATTTTCATATCCTTCCGTATAGCTTGAGTACATCCGCCATGTGCTCAAATCCCTCGGCGATCTTTCTATCTAGCGTTCGATCAGTGAACGTCCTCCACTTCACAACTGCCGATTTTCGCGGGTAATTTAGGATGAAGCGGTACTTCATGATCTGCCGTATCTCATCATCTGCAATCGAATC